CTTCAAGCAGATTCTTAGTATTTGAACAAAACGATTCATCTACAAGAGCTAGATTCTTGAACATAGTGAATCCGTTCTTAGAATCAGTACAATCCAATAGTGGTTTGTCAGCATTCAAAGTTGTAATGGATGATTCCAACAATACACCTGATGTCATTGATAGAAATCAGTTGGTTGGTCAAATCTTCATTCAACCTACAAGAACGGCTGAGTTCATCGTTCTGGACTTTACAGTATTACCTACGGGTGCTGCTTTTCCAGAGTAATTTATAAAGTCACTTATAAAGAAAAACCCCAGTTTACGCTGGGGTTTTTTATTATATCATAAAACTATAAAAAAACTATGAAATATTTGGTGTATCTTTCGTAACGATTTTTCAGTTTGGTTATATTTATATATGAAGAATAAAATATTAATAGGAGAACTGAAATGCCAGATCTAATTGATCCCTCAGAAATAATGTTCACTCCATTTGAGCCGAAAGTAAAAAATCGTTTCATTATGTATGTCGAAGGTATACCTGCTTATCTAATAAAAGCAGTAGCTAGACCTCAAATTACCTTTGAGGAAATTGCTTTGGATCACATCAATGTTAAAAGATACGTTAAAGGCAAGGGTGATTGGCAATTACTTAACATTACTCTTTTTGATGCTATTGTACCATCCGGTGCACAAGCAGTTATGGAATGGGTAAGGTTACATAAAGAATCTGTTACTGGTCGTGATGGGTATTCAGACTTCTATAAGAAAGATGTTACAATTAATGTATTAGGTCCAGTAGGTGATAAAGTTGAAGAGTGGACACTAAAAGGTGCATGGATTAAAGATGCTAATTTTGGTGAAATGAGCTGGGAAACAAATGAACCTAATGACATAACATTAAGTTTGCGTTACGATTACGCTATCCTACAATTCTAAGGAGTTTATATGAGTTTTTTAAGAGAAATGTTATCAAGCGATGCCAAAATATCGTCAAAGAGAACAGTTGGTTTCGCAGCATTTTTTATGTTGATATGTAGTTGGGGTGCTGACACCTTTTCTGCATTTGAGGTAAAGGATAAAATACTTGAGTGTTTTATGTATATCTCAGTAGTTGGACTTGGAGTCACAGCTGCAGAAAAATTTGGTAAAAAATAGTTATAATTCTAAAATAATATCATAGGAGTCAAATATGGCTGAAGTTAAATTTCCTACGGAAGTCGTGGATCTTCCTAGCAAGGGATTATTGTATCCCAAAGAAAATCCACTATCATCGGGGCAAGTTGAAGTAAAATATATGACGGCTAAAGAAGAAGATATTCTTACATCAGCAAATCTTATTAAAAGTGGTCGGGTGATTGAAAAATTATTAGAATCTTTAATAGTTGATAAATCAATTAAAGTAGATGATATACTGGTTGGTGATAAGAATGCTATCTTAATTGCTGCTAGAATTCTTGCTTATGGTAAAGACTATCCAGTAGAGATATTTGGAACAAAGGTTACAGTAGATTTAACTACTTTAAAAGATAAATATTTAGATGAGAGTTTAGTTACAGAAGCTAAAAATGAATTTGAATATGAATTGCCAGCAACTAAAAGACAAATAACATTTAAATTACTAACCTCCGCGGATGAAAAGATAATAACCAAAGAAGTAGAAGCATATGAAAAAGTTGGTGATGGAATTAGTTATGCTGTAACTACAAGACTCAAACAACAGATACTTTCAGTAGATGGTGATTCTAAAAAAGCAACTATAAATTCGTTTGTTGATAATGAGTTTTTATCAAGAGATTCTATCGCTTTTAGAGAACATGTAGCTGATATCAATCCCGATGTCGATATGACTTCAACATACATTGATGTAGATGGAGAAGAAAAGGAGTTTATGGTCCCAATGACCGTTTCGTTTCTTTGGCCTAACATCTAAACACAAAGTAGAAATACACGAACAAATATTTCAAATAGCTTTTAATTCTCAGGGCATGTTATCGTTCACCGAAGTGTACAACATGCCTATCTATTTGCGCAAATTCTATTTTAAGAGATTAGATAGACACTATAAAGAACAAAAACAAGAAATAGATAAAGCTCAACAAAAGAAAAATCCTAGCCCCCCACAATTCAAAAAATAAGAAAGTTGATATTTATTATTGAATCAATCCACATAAAATATCGTATGGAGAATAACAATGGCTAGTAGAGAAGGTTTACTATATAAGTTCTTTCAGAGTTGGAAGGATAAACGACTTAATAAAACAGCTGATAAATTAGTAAAAGACAATCCAGGTTTAGAACAAGCATTAAGAAATCTGGATTCTGCTGCTGCAAAAGTTCGTAAACAAATAAGGGATGCGAGTAAATAGAAAATGGCTAATCTTAGAAATCAAAAATCAGTAACAGAAGAATTAAAGCAACAACAAAAGATTTTAGATGCTCACAATGATACAGCGAAGTCCTATAAACAAGCTGAAGAAGAAATTCTTAGGTTAAGAAAAGAAAGTGCTGGTATTGAGGCCAATTCATTAGGTTTATCTAAACAAATTGAAAATTTACAAGATTCAATACTTGGAAAATTAGGTGATAGATTTAATCTTGAAGAAAATATTTTAAGTTTAAAAGACGCACAGAAAGATGGTGATAAAGCAACACAAGAAGGTGCTATTAAATATGCTGCGTTATTAGAAAGCGTTGCTAGTGGAGCAACAGATTTAGAGGGGATTTTGAAACAAATAGCAAAAGATGGTGATGATGGGCTTGCTAGTTTTGGACCATTTGTGCCACTTGTACATGAGTTAGCAGAAGTTTTAAGAAGTTCGCCAAATTTACAAGAAATAGTAGAAATTGAGCAAGAATCTCTAAACAAAATAGGACTTTTAGAAAAAGGATTAAAAAAAGTACAAGAGGCGATGCCAGGAGTTACAGTTGCAGCTGGTATTGCTTTAGCAGTTAAAGCGATGACGGATTTTGTGAATAATGCTGTGGAGTTAAGACAAGAGTTAGGTATATCTGTAGGTCAATCAGCTAAACTATCTCTTAATGTTACAGCTGCTGAAAAAACACTCAAACTTATGGGTGGTAGAGCTGGCGAGGTTAAAAATTTTACTACTGCTATAGCTGGGGAATTTGGGAATGTAGGTGAAATATCTTTTGGAGTAGCCCAACAATTCGCAAAAATATCCGCTTTTACTGGTTTATCAGGACAAAATGCTGCTGTATTAGCTAAACAGATACAAATAATACAGGGAGGTAGTTTAGAAACAAGTCTTAATATGATTGAGACATACGACTCTATTGCTAGAGCTGCTGGAGTCGCACCTGGACTTGTATTAGCTGATATTGCTCAGAGTACAGCTGTATTCGCAAAGTATGCTAAAGATGGTGGAGAAAATATAGCTGAAGCCGCTGCGCAAGCTGCAAAGTTAGGTATTAATTTAAATACTGTTGGGCAGATAGCTGAATCGTTATTGAATATCGAGACATCTCTTACAAATGAAATGGAAGCAGAAGTTCTTTTAGGTAGAAACCTCAATTTAGATAAGGCTAGAGAACTTGCTTTAATGGGAGACTTAGAAGGGTTACAAAAAGAGATTACTGATGGTTTAGTATCTCAAGCAGAATGGTCTGATATGAATGTTATTCAAAGAAAGGCTATGGCTGATGCTATTGGAGTTTCTGTACAAGATATGGGTAAAATGATAGCTGGTGAACAGACAAGTGCTCAATTAGCAGCCGAAAGGCAGGAAAATCAAGATAAAGCGATGGCTACTCAAGGAGAAATGATGAAGTTAATGGCTGCGATGCATGGTCTAAGTATGGCTATGATGGTTATTGAGGGGGCAAGGGTGGGTTATGCGACTCGTATGAAAGGTGTAGAGTCAGCTACTCTTTTAATTAAAGCTAAAGCGATGGGTTTGTCTTTGGCAACTATGGTTGGAACTCTTGGAGCTACCGTAATTGGAATCGGGGCTATAGCTGGTTTATTAGCTCTGGCTTATGGAGCGTTTTCAAAATCTACAAGTCTTGCAAAAGCTGAAGAGGGTGGTGAAATAACAAAAACTGGTACGATAATGGCACATAAAGGTGAGGTATATTCAGGTACTAAAAACGAAATGGGTTTTGGTGCCGATATGACAGTAACAAATGCTTTATTAAAACAAAATATTACTCAACTTAAATCAGCACAAAAAGAAAACACATTTTACT